ATCCATGTCAAATTTTAAGTCGGTTATATAGACTGCCATTGCAGGTACACTGGCCATGCTATTTTCGCTGGTTCTAAGCATATGGCTGGCTTGGCGGCTAGCATCACCATAAAATACAGGAACAGTCTGTAGCGCACGGTGGTTGGTGGGTGAGTCAATGGTACGGAACGCAACTTGAAAGTTGCTCATGATACGGATAAACTGTAGCAAGAAGCGGCGTATTTGATTGTCGTAGAAAAATTGAACGGCCATTTAATTGTCTGCCTTAGGATTAAGAACTCTGCTGAGGCTAACACGTTCGTCAACAAGTTGCCCATCTGCATTGGTAAAGGTATGTTTGTTATTAACAAACCCACTGAGTTGAGTGTGGTTAGTGGTTGCACCTGGAGTTAAACTGCTTCGGACATCATCTTCAATTTTGACCCAGCGTCTTCCATCGTAACGGAATAGCCTATTAGGAACATAGTCTAGTCTAAGGAAAAAGTCTCCGGCCTTGGCACCAGCTGGATATGAAATGCCCATGTTTACTTTTAATCCATTTGGTGCAGTACCATCACCGGATAGGTATCCCTTCTTTTTATAAGTAGGGGATGGTGTACTGCTATCAACAAATACCGATGCATTGCCATTGGTACCAATGGTGTATGTGGTGCTCAGTGTTTCTGCAACACCAACACTGACCGGGTCGCTCAATAACAGTTCGTGACTATTGATAATATTGGTAATGGTGATATTGTCTGCCGCAGAAATGTTTGGACTGGTGATATTGGCACCTACTATGGCCATGAATGTATTGGCCACAAAAACACTTCTTGTGTTGGCTCCACTTTGTATGGTAACAAAGTGTGCGGTATATGTACCATCAACATTAAGGTTACCAGTTATTGTGATTGGCGAAGGATTGGCAATATTAGCATTTGCGAGAGTACCATGCGGACTATATGCCGGAACATAGAATATATCTGTGTTGTACCCACTCTTGGGTAGTTCAATTTCGGCTTCTGCAATAACATCTTCGTTGATAGTCAGATACTTGCTATAGGTGCTGGTTACTCCGCCTACGTTTGCGACTGCGGCATTTGCTTCAAATGGATCAGTGGATGCCGCGATGTTATTAAGTATGTCTTTGTATTCTTGACTATCAACCAATGGTTGTAACTTTACTCGCCACAGGTGTGGCCACCAGGTTGCTGAGAATCCTTCTGCCGCAAAAGCAACATCAGTGATAACATAAAATTTTCTAATAGCAAAAGGAATGCTTTGATCGAGATTATAAAAATCTCGCATGTGCATGAACTCAAGCACATCACCCGCAATTGGTTTACGCCCCAACAGCTCAACAGCATCATTCAAGTGGAAAGTCATGAAAGTGGTGCCAGCCGCTAGGAAAATACCAAACGCACTTAGATCAAAATCTTGGTCTTGCTTTTGGTAGATACCACGTAGGCTGTAAACATCTGGGTCGTACTTACGATCACGATTTTCAATAAACAGCACATCCTGCAGGGTTGTAGGACTAGTAGGAGTGGGATTATTGCCCTGGTCAGGGCCGAGGTATTTGTGTAATAGGACACCAGTTCCGCCAATGGTGAACATTTCACTGATGCGGCGATCAATAAACTTGTAGTCGTTTGTTTTATTTTCACGCCATAGGCTTAAACGTGGCATTTTTGGATCCTTATTCGTATATTTAGCGCGATTGACAGCTAGTCCAAAAGGTGCTATACTGACCTCATGCGTGTAAAAACAAGTCTTGATTGGGATACTGTAAACGTGCCATTGCTAGCACAAATGCATTCAGCACCGCAGGCCGCCCGGAAAGATCTGGCTCGTTTTTTAGCAACGGTTACGGGGCTTGTACAAGAACTGGGCCGAGAAGAAGTTGAAATGCGCCGTTGTAAAAGAACAACAAGTATACGCCAGCAAGAATTATTGTTGCAAATAGACGACGCCATAACTACATTTGAACAGTATCTGATGTGGGCCCATTTGAGCTATGCTTGACACCCGGACCCGTTTCGTTTATAATTAATTTTTAAAGCAAAAACAGGAGCAGGAATGGCTACAGCAACCAAAGCAAAACCAGCAACCAAAAAAGCCAACACTGGCAAAACAGTTGCGGGTGTTAAGATTGCTAAGAAAAAAGTTTCTGTGCGTAGAGCACACCTGGCAGATGAAAAGTACACAGGCGGTGAGCCCCAGTGGGACACCGAGCGAGCACTGGCAATGAGTGATGCAGATTTTGATCACAACCTGCGCCGTAGTTTCTATTACTATAACTATCACTTCACAGTTAAAGATCTCAAGCCAGACTTCATCAAGTGGTTGCAAGAACAAAAACATTTTACAGTTAGCAAAACTGATCTCAGCAAGGTTATCAAGAGCCGTTGGGTTCCTATCACTGCCTGTAGCATCATTGCCGCACATGGTCGAGGCATGCCGCTCAAGCCTCGTGCGCTACAGTATCTCGAAACAGCGGTGCGTGATGTGTGCGAAAAGTACATAGAAGACGATAGCGATGCTGTACCCGAAACCAAGACAGCGACCATAGCAGTCAAGGTCCCTACCATCCAAGATCGACTCAACGAAAAGACCAGCGAGATACTGGGCGAGTTAGACGGACACTACGATGATGTATGCCTGGGCAAAACAGATTTCAAACACTATGATTTCTTGGTAGCCAACAATGTGGTACAAAGCCAGCTGGGCAAGTACGAAGACCGCTTCCTGCCAATCAAGGCTGAACTTGAAGAAGCCAAACTTGGCAAGGACGAACAGCTGAAAGAAGGCTACAGCCACTACAAGGCCGCAGACTTTAAACGTATCATTGCCTGGATCGACCAGTTGCTACAAGCCGTGGATCAATATCGGGACGTGAAAAAAGCAACCAAGAAGGCTCGTGTAAAACGTGCGCCAAGCAAGGAAAAATTGGTAGCAAAACTCAAGTATGCCAAAGAAGAAAAGACACTAAAACTGGTAAGTGTCAACCCAGTTGATATCATAGGATCACAGGAACTTTGGGTGTACAACATCAAGACTCGCAAACTAGGACGCTATGTTGCGGCATCATATCAGGCCCTGGCTCTCAAAGGAACTACGCTGATCAACTTTGACGAAACCAAGAGCATAGCCAAGACCCTGCGCAAGCCCGAAGTACAGGTGCCCGAGTTCATGAAGAGCACCAAGGTACAGTTGCGCAAGCACCTGGATACTATCAAGGCCACAGAAACGCTACTCACAGGGCGTATCAACGAAGATACGGTGCTGTTAAAGGTAGCATAATGCAGGTCAATTGGATCCTTGCTTGCATAAATACTTGCAACAAGGATCCAATTAATGGCTACACTAGATACAAACCTATCAGGAACACATACTGGCTCAATGGTAACAGGAAGCCTAGGAGCACCTGGCCAAATTGCCTACGATGAAACAGGCTACCCTAGCACAGCAAAAAAACGCAAAGATATTGAAGATTACGTAAGATTGCGTCTTGGTGACGGACTAGTTGATGTCGAACTAGATCCTATACATTATAAAGTGGCCATTGATCGTGCCCTTGGCCGCTATCGCCAACGTGCCCAGCATGCAGAAGAAGAGAGCTTTGCTTTCTTGGATCTACTTCCTGAAACCCAAGAGTACATACTTCCACAAGAGATCATGACTGTACGTGCTATATACCGCCGCGGAATTGGTAGCGTCACAGGCACAACAGCAAGTCAATTTGAGCCATTTGCATCAGGTTACTTGAACACATACATGCTGGTAGCAGGCCGTGTTGGTGGTCTTACCAATTACGAACTGTTCACACAGTATCAGAAACTGGCCATGAACATGTTTGGTGGATTCATGAACTTTACATGGAACCCAGTTACTAAAAAGCTCACACTGGTTCGTAAGATTCCCAACAGTGGATTCACATATCTGCGCATGAGCAGTTTGAGTGCAAGTGATATCACTCCAGGATCTACCATCACCATCACCATGGATAACCCATGGGGCCCTCCGGCCTATAACGGTATTGTGGTAGGTGCTCAGGTTGTTATTATCAACTGTACAGTAACAGGTTATAACAACAGCTATACAGTAACCAGCGTCAGTGAAGACATGAGGACACTGACAGTAACGGCATTAACAGAACTTGGTGCAACCACAGTAACAGGCTCACAGTTGCATCAGAGCAATATCTATAGTCCAACACCAAACGATGTAGCAGAAACTGTGCTGATACAGATCTACAATACCAAACCAGACAGTATGTTGTTCAATGATATTCGTGTTTATACCTGGATACAAGATTATGCTCTAGCAGTATGTAAAGACATGCTGGGCCAGGCACGTAGTAAATTTGCGCAGATAGCAGGACCACAAGGTGGAAGTAGTCTGAATGGTGCCGATCTTAAACAAGAAGCCAAGGCAGAAATGGATGCCCTAGAAGAAGAACTCAAGCGTTACTTTGATGGTAGCCAACCATTAACCTGGATTATGGGATAAGTACAACATGAAAATTATTGAAGTTATTAGTGAAGCAGGAAAACTACCCAAGAGTCATATCAGTGCAACTCCTGGCATGAAAAAGCATCCTGGATTGGACAACAGCAGTCCTTACGCACCCTGGAGATTTGCCAGTATGTTTGTGCCTAGTTCTCCTGACTTTGATCATGAGCCACATAAATTAGGCCCTAGCGGACAAGCACTGGTAACAGCGGCCTACAGCAAAGGTGACCATGAGATCATTGCCGCGGCAGAAAAAAGATTTGGAACCAAGAGTGTTAGCATGACTCCAGCTGGATCTAGCGAACAGGGCGATACCAATAAAACAAGCCCAACAGCAAAACGTAAAAAGAACAAATACGGTGTCTAAATAATTGACATTGTGTAATAATCGTGTAAAAATAGCTCCTATACATTAGGGGCTTTTTTATGATCATTGGCATTTGCGGGTTAATTGGTAGCGGCAAAGATACAGCCGCAGACTATCTTGTGGGGTTTCATGGATTCAGACGAGACAGCTTTGCTGGCACACTAAAGGATGCTGTGAGTGCAGTATTTGGATGGGACCGAGAGTTGATAGAAGGCCGTACTCCAGAAGCACGAGCCTGGCGTGAACAGGTAGACACCTGGTGGGCAGAGCGTTTAAGTATGCCGCATCTGACACCGCGTTGGATTTTACAGTATTGGGGTACCGAAGTCTGCAGAGAGCACTTTCATGATGATATCTGGATCGCGGCTCTACAGGCTAGACTAGCAAGACGCAGTGACCATACAGTTATTAGTGATGTGCGTTTTCCTAATGAAATCAAAGCAATCAAAGAACAAGGTGGCCGTATTGTGTGGATCCAGCGCGGGGTAATTCCTCACTGGTATGACATTGCTTGCAAGGCCAACAAAGGTGATACCAAAGCACAGCAGTGGTTAACTGATAACGCTATCCATGCAAGCGAAACATCCTGGGCAGGTGCAGACTTTGATTCGGTCATCAACAACAATGGTCGTATTGATGAACTGTACAACGAGCTTAAAAGTCTGGTACAACCTCAGCCGGTTTCCATGGCAAGCGTTTCTTCCTTAACACCTGTTGACAGTTTAAGCATACTGTCTTGAGATTATTGTTATCGGTATTTCTAAGATCCCCATTGATGTGAAATACCAGTAGTTGACTATCTGGAACCGGAGCATCAAACCCGCAAACTTCACATGCGGGTTTCTTACGATATCCCCTACGATACCATGCCGGCGGAGTTGGTTTTATCTTTTTACCTAGACGGCTACAGGTATCGCAGGTCTTGCGATAGTATGCTTTACCGTTCTTATAGCAATTAACAGCTACTAACCGGTTAGCATTACAGGTAGTACAAATAGGTCTCATACTGTTATTTATTCATTGACCTTAAATTAAGGGCATCGTAAACGCCCATTTTTGCCATTTCCCGATAAATATCTTTAACAAATAACACTTTGTTAAAAAAATTGTTAAAGGAAAAATAACATGGCAAGCCTAGTATCCCCAGGTCTGAGTATTACAGTAACAGACGAAACACAATATGTATCAACCGGTTTAGGAACCGTACCTCTAGTCTTTGTAGCAACAGCACAAGACAAAACTGGTCCATCCGGCTCAGCCGCGACTGGTACATCAAAAGCCAAGGCCGGAGCACTCCAGGCATTTGGTAGCCAACGTGATCTAATCACTGCGTTTGGATATCCAACGTTCCAGCAAGATGCGGGCGGTGGTCCAGTTAACGGCGGTGAACTAAACGAGTACGGACTACAAGCCGCGTACAGCGCACTTGGTCTTGGAAGTAATATTTATATTGTTCGTGCAGATGTTGACCTGAACGAACTAGTCGCCACAGCAGTACGCCCAGTTGGTGCAGTGGACAATGGCACAGAATGGTTAGACCTATCAAGCAGTAGCTTTGGTATTTTTGTATGGAATGCATCCACACAAACATATTCAGCACAAACTCCATTGATCATCACCAGTACAAGCCAGTGTTCAGCACCAGGCGGCGGTACTCCAGTATACACTCCATTGAGCTCAGTTGGAACAATTGGTCAGTATGCAGTTGTTGTTGCTGATGCTAACAACCCTGTGTTTTACAAAACACCAGAGAATGTTTGGGTTCCGATCGGAACAACCGGTTACCAACAAGTATGGCCAACTGTACAATCATCACTGGTATATGCTGGAACACCAGTTCCGGTGGGCACAACAGTCACTATTAATGCAACCACAGTTACTATCACTGGCGCAGGGGCAAACGCAACACTAAACGAAGTTGTTACCAGCATCAACAGTGCATTTGGTGCTAACTTTGGTGACGGTATCCAAGCTGGCACAGATTCAACCGGCACACGCCTGGTTATCTATGCAGATAGCACATCAATGAGTGATGGTACACACGTTGATGGCGAAATTAATATCACTACCAGCGCAGGTGCAACATCACTTGGTTTAACTGGCGGATCTTATTATGCTCCGTTGATTAGCTTTGGTACATACACACAAGTTCCAACATTTGCAACAAGTGATTCTACACCAGCACCAACAGGTAGCTTGTGGATTAAAACAACTGCAACCGGTGGCGGCGCAAAATGGGCAGTAAACAAATACAACAGTACCACTGGTACGTTTGTAGCTCAGTCAGCACCAATTTACCAAGGCCGTGCCGCGGCACTATATGGTATTGATTACTACAACGGTGGTACAGGTATCACAGTTGGTTCGGTTTTTGTTGACTATTCATCAATCGCAAATTACCCTGGTACATTTAAAATCTGGAATCGCTACAAGAGCGGTATGACCCAGATCACTGGTGCGGCACTTGCAAGTGCAACGCCATTCACAATTGGTGACACATTCACACTAGCAGTAACACAGCCTGGTACAGCAACAATTACAGCGTACCCACTGACTATTGCTTCTACCACAGCAAGTGGATTTGTAACATTGATCCTAGGCGCAAACATTCAAAATGTTTCTGCAAGCATTTCCACTTCAGGCGCTATTGTGCTACAGCATGCCGCAGGCGGCGACTTGTACCTGGTTAACACCAGTACCGGTGGAAACAACCCAATCCTTAATGCTGGTTTCTCTAGCAGTTCTTCAGGAATCTTGATTGAACTAGATACAGTAACAGCATACACAACAACCGGAACTCCAGTTAGTTTAACTGGCACACTGGTTGCAGGTAACTGGGCACCATTGAGCTACACATACAGCGCAACACAACCATATGTTGCACCTGCTAACGGAACACACTGGTATTATTCCGATGTTATCGAAGCTGACATCATGATTTGTACTGGTAGCGGATGGCAAGGGTACGGCACAGTCACAGCTGATGCTCGTGGCTACAACCTAACACAAACAGATCCAAATGGACCAATCTTCACAGCAGATGTTGCACCTGAACTACAAACTACTGGTAGTGCAGTTGTAGCTGGCGACTTGTGGGTTGATACAGGTGATCTAGAAAACTATCCAAAGATTTATCGCTACAACGGCACCACATGGGTATCGATCAACAACACAGACCAAGTTACACAGAACGGCATCGTGTTTGCTGATGCACGTTGGGATGCAAGTCTTGACACTTATGGCAACAGCGTTGGTGGTATCATTGATCCAGTGGCTGGTTCTATTCCAGTTATCAGCACAATGAAAACAAGTAACTATGTTGACCTAGATGCTCCTGCATACCAATTATACCCACGTGGTACTTTGCTATGGAACACTCGTCGTAACGGCTTTAACGTTAAGCAATACGTAGGTAACGCTTTCACAACCACAGCATATCCAAATGCCGCAACTACCGGAACACACCAGACTGGTACTATTCCGACCTATAGCGGAACATGGCAAACTGTTAGCGGTGAGAATGATGATGGTACACCAGCAATGGGCCACTATGCTCAACGTGCAATGGTTATCAAAGGCATACGCTCAGCGATTGACAGTAGCACACAGATTCGCGAAGATCAGTATTCATTCCAATTGATTGCGGCACCTGGCTATCCAGAAGCTGTTGCAAACATGACAGCATTGAACAATGATCGTGTTAACACAGCGTTCATTGTTGGTGACACACCGTTTGATTTGAAGCCAAATACAATTGATATCACTGATTGGAGCAACAATGTTTCAACAACAGCAGATATCTACACAGCTCTGTACTACCCATCAGGTCAATCAAATGACTTGCTAGGCAACACAGTTATTGTTCCGCCAAGCCACATGGCATTGCGCACATTTATCCACAGTGATAACTTGAGCTATCCATGGTTTGCACCAGCCGGCGCACGTCGTGGTTTAGTTGACAATGCAACAGCAGTTGGTTATGTTGATTATACAACAGGTTTGTTTAACAAGATTGGTGTATCACATAGCCTGCGTGACACATTGTACACACTGCGTATCAACCCAATTACAGTACAACCTAACCTAGGTTTAGTTGTATGGGGTCAGAAGACACGTAGCCCAGTTGCACAAAGTACTGACCGTGTTAACGTAAGTCGTTTGGTAAACTATATCCGTACTGTGCTGTCAACAGTTGGTAACGGATTCATGTTCGAACCAAATGATACAATTACTCGTGCTCAGATCAAGAATGTAATCGAAGGCGTGTTTAACGACCTAGTTGCTAAACGCGGTATCTATGACTACTCTGTGGTTTGCGATGATACTAATAACACTCCTGATCGTATTTCACGTAACGAGTTGTATGTGGATGTAGCGATTGCTCCAGTAAGAGCAGTTGAATTTATCTACATTCCAATTCGTTTGGTTAACCCAGGTCAGACTTAATAGTAGCGGATAATGGAGAGCAGGTGCTCTCCATTATACAAACAAAATATGGTAAATAACTATAACAAGGATTAGGAGAATACAATGTCCACAGCATCATTATCAAGATTTACAGTTCCAGTTGCAGGCGCAAACGATGCAAGCGCCGGCGCACAGGGCCTGTTGATGCCAAAGTTAGCCTGGCGATTCCGTGTAACCTTTATTGGTCTCGGAGTTAGTCAGCCAACAACAGAAATGACCAAGCAAGTTATGGACATTACTCGTCCAACAGTTCAGTTTGGTGATATCGTAGTTGATGTCTATAACAGCAAGATTAAATTGCTAGGCAAACCAGAATGGCAAGATGTTACAGTTAACCTGCGTGATGACGCAACAGGTGCCTGTAGCAAACTTATCGGCGAACAACTACAGAAACAATTTGACTTTGCAGAGCAATCATCTGCTAGTTCAGGTATTGATTATAAATTTGTTACACAAATTGAAATGCTTGACGGCGGCAATGGTAACAATGCAGTTAATGTTCTTGAAACATGGCAAATGTATGGTTGCTACTTGTCACAAGTCAACTATGGTGAAGTTAATTATGCAAGTGGTACAGAGATTGTTAAGATTGCTCTTACAATCAAGTACGACAATGCAGAACAAGTTCCTGAAGCAAGCACTGGTGTTGGTATTTCAGTAGCAAGTCAGGTACTACGTGGTACTGTATTGACCACTGGTTAAGCCCAGACAGTACAGACGACAACCTCAAAGCCCGGATTTATTCCGGGTTTTTTTATGACTAAATATTATATATTGAGGACCTCTTGACAAATGAGTATTAACGCCCTATTACAGCCAATACAAGCCGGCGACAACATGCATGATTACAAACATGCGGCCGCGGTGTTTGTGCCAAATGCTTTTGCATTGCATCCTCATTTTGCTTTTAGCTTTTGGATTCGGTTTACTATGAATCCGGCATACACAATGTTGCAGAGTGGAAATCAACGTATCATTGGAGCACTGGCAAAATCAGCAAACTTGCCCAAGTTCCAGGTTGATACAAAAACACTGAACGCATATAACAGACCAAATCTAGTTCATACTAAAATCAAATATGAACCAGTGACAATCAAGTTCCACGATGATGGAGAAAATATCATTAGAAAATTGTGGTACGATTATTATAGTTTTTATTTCCGTGACGGAGATTATGAATCCACAATATACAATGCTCCTCACAAGTATCAAGAACGTTTAACTGACCAATGGGGATACACATTAAGACAAGGTGCTTTGGGCTCTCAGACTTTGTATAACTCTAACACACAATTGATACAGAACGTTGAGATTTTTAGTTTTCATAAAAAGAAATTCAATAGCATCAAGTTAATCAATCCAGTGATTACCAGTTTCCAACATGGTGAACACGACATGGCAGGCACACTGATGGAAAACTCAATGACGTTGAGTTACGAAACAGTGACCTATGCCACTGGATTTTTGCAGTCATCAAAATTTAGCGATATGCTGTTAAACTATGATACAAACACAAGTCCATTGAGCTCCATTGGTGCGATTGGAGTCAACAACCTGATCGACAATGGCGGCATACCTGGAATAACATCTGGCACAGTTGGGCAGTGGACAAATGGGCAAACAGATCAGACCAACCTTACATTGATGGGTAAGTTTGGGTTATATGGGTCTCAGGGCTACAACGCAAGTGGCGCTTCAAAATACATTGGACTACTGGGCGGCCCGATTGCTGGCGCAATCCAACAGGCCATTGGCGGCGCCGGGTCACAAGGCCCTATTAGTATTCCAAGTATTGGTTCAGTGATGCAGTCTGGACAATTACCTTCATTGTCTGATGTGACTGCAAAAGTAAAATCATTCTTTTAACTGGATCTAGTATATGGGAATTCAAAACTTAAACTCATTGGTAAATCTTAAGGCCACTGGCGGAATTACCAATGCAGGATTACCAGTAACACAAGGTGGTGCCGGACCGAACAACATTGGCACCGCAGTGGTGTCTATTCGCAAGCAACAGGTAAACGGAGCATCTATTGCCCGAGGTGCCGGTGGTGGTATATCAACCAAACCTAGCAAGCATATAACAACAAATGGTTCGCCGGTTGCTAACCCAAGTGATGGTGCATTGATGTCAGTGTATCATGTTCCGTTCCCTCCTGTGGATAACAGAGGATTGTATTCAACTCCGCCATATGATGGTAGTACATCAATTTTTAATGTTGCTCCATTGACCTATACATTTGATCCTTTGCAAGGTCAGGTATCAGTTGTTACTCCAGCATCGCTATCAGGGCAAAATTTAAATGCACTTGTTCAACCAGGTGTTATTCCTTCAATTGGCCAAGGAATTATCAATGGAGCAAAAAAATAATGAGTACGTTTACGAATATTGGCCCGATAACAACCGATGGTACACAAATACCGCAGAACATAAAATACTATAACAACACTGGGATACCACCGGTCACTGTTTCGCAAAACATTAGCGATGCTGTACTAGGATATTTTGAAAGTGTAACAGGCGATGCATCCAGCGCGGCCACACTAGCAAGTGCAGTTATCTACACCAGTGTAATGCAACGAATTGATCCAATGAGTACTATAGCTGAATTTAAGGCACTGCCAAGTGGTCAATTGAATCAATACCTAGCGGTATTTTTAAATTTTAGCAGGATCGGCACCAGCTTCATTGGTGTAAATAACAAGACTCACGTGGATCAATACCTAGCAAGAAGTATACTGGTGTAATTTATGGCACGTAACTATGCCCAGGGTAAATTTCAATTAAAGAACCCAGCCAAGTATATTGGCGCAAGACAACCTACATATCGTTCAGGTTGGGAAATGGTGTTCATGCAGTTCTGCGACAACAATCCTAGTATTGTACAATGGAGCAGTGAAAGCATACAGATTCCCTATAGGAATCCCTTTACTGGAAAGCAAACAATCTACATTCCAGACTTCTTGATCATATACATAGACAAGAATCAAAAAACGCATGGCGAAGTGATCGAAATCAAGCCAAGCACAGAGACCACAATGGAAAGTGCCAAGAGCACAAGAGATCAAGCCTATGTTGTACTCAACATGGCAAAATGGCAAGCCGCACAGGCCTGGTGCAAAAATCAAGGACTCAAATTCCGAGTAGTAACAGAGAACGAGATTTTTCACAAAGGTCAAAAGCGGTAAATACTGCATGACTAAAAAACTTGAACAACTGTTCGATCTGCCCGAAGCACCCGACGACACCGATCCAATTGGCACCATCAATGATCGTAATGAAACCATTACCGAAATTAATCTAGCCATAGACAAGATTGATGCGGCATTGCCTGGTGTTCGCGACCTTGAAGCCGCAGACGAAGAAATGGACAGTTTAGCCAAACTTGCACAAGACAAGTTTGAAGACCTAATGGACCTAGGCATGAACGTAGAGCCACGTTATGCCGGTGTTATATTCCAAACTGCTGGCACATTGCTAGGACATGCCATTGTTGCCAAACAAGCCAAGCTGGATAAGAAATTAAGAATGGTTGATCTACAGCTTAAAAAAGCACGATTAGACCAGGTCAAAGCAAAAGAAGCCGGTGAGCCGCCACTTGAAGGTCAAGGGTTTCTACTGGATAGAAATGCACTATTAGCACAAATACTATCCAAGAGTTCAGATGACCAAAAAACAAAGTAAGCATAAATAGATATTATAGGATCCTGGTATGAAAACGTTTAAAGAATACTTAACAGAAAGCAAGAAAACCTTTGGTTTTCGAATTAAAATCGCCGATCATGAACTCGATAGCGAGACCTTGGATAAGATTGAGCGTGGTCTAAGCGCATTCAATTTATGCGATATGACCAAAACACAGAGCCAGCCAATTACTCGCTATAGAGAATTTGCAAAGCTAGGTCCAGTAGGTTGCGAAATGTTCACTGTTGCTACCAACTATCCAGCTATTCCTCCGCAGGTACAACAAGAGATCCATGTTGCTACAGGAATCCCATTAACACATATCTATGTTGCCAATGCTGATGCACACGATGATGCATCTGGTGACGAACCAGTCAGTGACGAAAACGATTCACCAGTACTAGACAATCCTGACATGAAAACAACTGCCAGTGGACAAGAGCATGTGGGTCTTAAGAAAGTAGAAAGCCTGCTTAAAGAACTAGGCAGAGACAGAAACACTGGCACACAATACAAAGGTGTCAACGACAGTATCCTTGCCAAGAGTTCACCAGACAACGGCAAAGCAGAAACCACAGCAGATCTACCACAGGGCAAGATGAGCCCAGTGGGTTCAAGACAAAACAAAATTCCAAGCCCAGTAAGAGGAAAGAGATAACATGACCAACCACAATAACATGTACAATATCATTGGCAAACTAAATGCCTTGAGCCCCAAGGAAGAACCTAAAGGTAACATCCTTAAAGAAATTCAGCATCCTGCTAAGAAAGATGTGGTTTCACAACTGAACGATCGTTATGCAACATTCAAGCAACGTTTGAATGAAAGCCAAGTTAACGAACTAAGTCCTCAGTTGATGCAACGAGCAGTAAACAAATCAGACGCCATGATGAACAAGAATTACCATGATAAAAATTATAATGCCACAACTGATTATGCAAATCAAGGTACTAGAATACAGCATGGCATGGATAAAAGAGCAGGTAAACCTACCAATTTCACTGGAAACAGTAACGATTACGTAAAAAATGAACCAGGTGCTAACACAGCCAAAGGATCTCGTATGCCTGTTGGCATGGAAGAAGAACAAGTCAACGAACTAAGTCCTAAGACACTGGGTAGCTATGCAAAGAAAGCCGCAGT